GAATCATACCTCAAATACCACAAGCACCAGCACCAGTACCAGCTTCTGTACCAGATCAAATGATACCTCAAGTTAGTGTTCCTCAAGTATCTTTACCTCAACCAATAGCACCTCAAGCTATGCCTTCTATGCCATCATTACCGTCTGTAACACTTCCCACACTTCCAACGCTTGGTAGTAGACCAAGCTTAACAAGATCCCCTATGCGAGGAAATCCTAGGGAGAGATAAACAAACATAGGCAGGAGAGAGCCAATGGATGCTGTAAATCTAGCAGAATATTTATTCAAGACTTTAAGACAAAGAGAACAGAACGCGGTTGACATAATTGCCGGTGGCAATATAAAATCGATGGAAGATTACAAATACCTTATGGGAGAGTTGTCGGCGATTCGCTCACTCATACAAGATTTAAAAGAAACGCTGCATATGGATGATATCGATGAATGAAAAAGTCGCAAAAACAGAGTTTGAAAAACATAAAGAAAAGCTTGCAGAAAATAATCTAGAACAGTCATCTGAATTAGATAAAGCCTTTGTAAGCCAAGAAGAGAAAGTCCTCGATCCAGAGCTACTTAATAAATCCCTACTAGACAGAATGCCCAATCCATCAGGATGGCGTTTGTTGGTGTTGCCTTATAAAGGCAAGGGAGTTACAGAAGCTGGCATTCAATTAGTAAAAGAAACCGTAGATAGAGAAGCTTTATCTACAGTCATTTGCTATGTGCTAAAGGTTGGACCTTTATCTTATAAAGACGAAAACAAATTTGGCAGTGATGCCTGGTGTAAAAAAGGGGACTGGATTTTGATAGGCAGATATGCTGGAACTCGTTTTAGATTGGAAGATGACCATGAGGTTAGAATCATTAACGATGACGAAGTAATAGCTACCATATTAGATCCGGACGATATTAAATCTTTATAGGAGTAAATAATGGCAGAAGAAGCGCAAAACATTGAAGAAGTAGAAAGCATTGATGTAGAAATTACAGATGAAAAAATAGAAAAGGCTGCAGTTCCTGCACATAAAAGAGTAGAGGATGAAGTCCAAGAAAGTTCAGTTGATATTGTTTTAGATCAGAACAATGAAGTTACTCCAGTTACTGATGATCAAATTAAAGAAGATTTTGAAGTTTCTCCTCAAGTAGAAGAAAAAGCAAAAGATCAATCAGATATAGAGAAAAGAGCTTCTCTTGCACAAAACAGAATTAACAAAGCAGTAGCTCAAGCTAAAGAGTTTCAAAGAAGAGAGTTAATGGCTGTTCAATATGCTAAAGATCTTAAAGATCAGAATGAGCAATTAAGACAGTCTCAAAAATCTTTTCAATCAAGTTATGGAGATGAATTCACTAATCGTGTTGAATCTCAAATAACTTTAGCAAGACAAGCGTTAAGACAAGCTTCTGAGTCCCAGGATCCAGACGCAATAGCTAATGCAACTGAAGCCCTAACAATGGCCACTTCAGATAAAGCTAGACTTGAACAATATAGGCAAGATCAAAAAAGATACGAAGAACAAGAAGCAGCCTATAACGAACAGGTTCAAAACCAACAAGAATATCAAACTCAACAACAACCTGTTGAGCAATATGATGAACCATCAGACAAAGCTCAGACATGGGCTAAACAAAATACTTGGTTTGGAAAAGACCAAGTTGCTACCTCAGTTGCCTTTGCAGTTCATAATCAATTGGAAAATGAAGGCTTTGACACTGAGTCTGATGAGTACTACACTGAATTAAATAGCAGAGTGCAGCAAGAGTTGCCTCATAAATTTAACGTGGAAGCGGACAAGAAACCCGTCCAAACAGTCGCTTCAGCCACACGCAATACATCGACAGGACGCAAACAAAATCGTATCGAGTTGACACCGAGCGAACAAGCACTAGCTAAGAAGCTTGGAGTGTCATTTAAAGATTACGCAATACAAAAAGCGAGGTTAGAAAGATCATGACAACAGAAGTAAAAGAAAACGTAGTTAAAGAAGAAGATGTTAGAGCTTCAAGAAGTTCCGACACTAGAGCAAAGGATGACAGACCAAAAGTCTGGAAAATGCCTTCTGCTTTAGAACTCCCAGACGAGGCTATTGAATTAGCTGAATCTCAGGGTTTAACTTATCGTTGGATTAGAGAGTCTATACTAGGACAAGATGACAAAACGAATGTCTCAAAAAGATTTCGTGAAGGATTCGAGCCAGTTAGACCAGATGAACTTCCGGGATTCCATGATTTGCCTACAGTCGATGACGGTCGGCATGCTGGAGTTATAGGAGTGGGTGGGTTGATACTGTGCAAAATTGATAAAAATATCGCAGATCAAAGGAACGATTTCTTTGAACAACAAACTCAAAACCAAATGACTGCCGTAGAGAACGACCTAATGCGTGAAGAGAATCCTGCGATGCCAATCTCAAGTAGAATGTCATCAAAGGTTACTTTTGGTGGAAGTGGTAAGTAATTACTATTTCTAGAATAAATATTAACTAGGAAACTATTATGGCAAATATAAATGCTAAATTCGGTTTAAGACCTATAGGAAAACTTGGAAGTGCTGTTAACAGTACTGGTACAACTGAGTATGATATTCTTACAGGTACAACCGGAAGTATCTTTACAGGCGATCCAGTAAAAATGGTCAACACAGGTGGCATAGCTGTCGCTGCTGCTGGCGATTTATTATTGGGAGTCTTTCAGGGATGCAGATACACTGACTCAGCTGGAGAGGTGATTTATTCACCTAACTGGCCGACAACAACTGCATCTGCTGACGCGGTGGCTTTCGTAGTTGACGATCCCAATACTTTATTTGAAGTACAAAGTGCTGCTACAGGTAGTGTGGTACAAACAGTTGTCGGTTTAAACGCTGACATTGTTTACACTGCTGGTAGTACAACAACTGGTAGATCTAATGTAGATCTTAGTGGCACTATGGCTACAGGTACAGCTCAATGTAGAATTATTGGATTCTCCAATGACCCAGAGAATAACGCTCTAGGCACTGGAAGTCTTTCTACATACGTCAACATGATTGTTAAAATTAACGAGCACCTCTATGCTCAAACTACAGGAGTTTAGTAATGGCGATTAATCGATCACAACTAGCAAAAGAGCTAGAACCAGGTCTAAATGCCTTATTTGGAATGGAGTACGACCGCTACGAAAACGAACATGCTGAAATCTTTGAAACTGAGTCTTCGGACAGAGCTTTTGAAGAAGAGACATTAATCGTTGGTTTCGGGAATGCTAAAGTAAAAGGTGAAGGAAATGCTGTTGAATTTGATTCAGCTTCTGAAGGCTTTACTTCTAGGTATTCACACGAGACTATTGCGTTAGCTTTCGCTCTTACTGAAGAAGCAATTGAAGACAATCTTTATGACAGACTTGGTGCTAGATACACCAAAGCGTTAGCAAGATCTATGGCTCATACTAAGCAAGTAAAAGCAGCAGCTGTTTTGAACAATGCTTTCTCATCCAGTTTTACTGGTGGAGATGGTGTTGCTCTAGTAAGTACAGCCCACCCATTAGCTGGTGGCGGTACTTTAAGCAACAGGCCTAGCACTTACTCTGACTTAAATGAGACTTCATTAGAAGATGCGTTGATTTCTATATCAACTTTTACCGATGATAAAAGCATGATTCTTGCCCTTCAAGGCAGGAAACTAATCGTTCCACCACAATTACAATTTGTGGCAGATAGATTGCTTCAAACACCGGGAAGAGTTAATACGTCTGACAACGACATCAATGCTATTAAGAATATGGGCATGGTTCCAGAAGGTTATTCAATTAACCATTTCTTAACAGATAATGATGCGTGGTTCTTATTAACAGATTGTCCTGATGGATTTAAACACTTCGAGAGATCTCCTCTTTCAACTTCTATGGAAGGTGACTTTGATACTGGCAACGTCAGATTCAAAGCAAGAGAAAGATACTCATTTGGATTCTCGAATCCAAGAGCAGTGTTTGCATCTCAAGGGGCGTAAGTTCTTTAAAAGGAAAGGGAGCTTCGGCTCCCTTTTTTTTGTTTCATTTTTAAGCACATCTGTTATACAATCAAAAAGACTAGGATAATTATTTTGTTCTATCGACTGACCTAGCAGACAAGCCAAGACGATAGAATCTATTTCCAAAGGAGGAAATTATGGCAAATTCAACATTCAGCGGACCGGTCAGGTCTGAAAATGGTTTTAAAGTAATATCAACAAATAGCACTACTGGTGCAGAAACTGATATCGTAGACATCGCATCAACTGGTATTGTTACTAATAAATTTTTAAAACACGTAGGTTTCGTATCTGGTGTAACAGTAAATAGTACAGCAGGCGATTCACCAACTATAGGTACATTCGTACAACCAGCTAACACAATCATTACAGATATTAAAATTTTCTGCGATGTTGCTCCAGTCATTGGGTCAGGTGATATTGGTTACGAAGTCGGTACTTCAAGTTCAGGTGCACAAATTGTTGCAGCTCAGACAGACGAAATCTTAGATGCTGGTACAACTGTTGTTGTTCATAATGTAACTTTAACTAGTTTAGTTCTTCAAACTCAAGATGGAACAACAGCTCCAGCTTCTGTTCAATATACAGACACTGCAAGAAATATTTTCTGTAACATTACTAATACAGTAGATGCTACAACTGCAGGTTCGTTTACGTTCATTATTGAATATACGCAAATAGCGTAAGGGGTAAATTATGACAGGTAGAATGACAGGCTCAGATGTCCAGGGTGAGTTTCTTACTGCGGACACTCAGGCTTTAGATGCTGATGGAATATCAGTAGCAGCAGCTGTAGGCAATAACGCAGCACTTACAATAGGTGGTGCGTTGGCTTCTGGCGGTTCTTGTACCTTTAATTCAGGAAGAGTAGTCACTATTCTTTCTGCTGGAAATGATGCAGCTAAATCATTTACTGTTACAGGTACTGATGTTAATGGCGATGCTCAAACAGAATCCATAACGGGTGCTAATGCCGGTACTGCTACTGGAAGTAAACACTTTAAAACAGTAAGTGGAATATCAGCAGTTGGTAACCCGGCTGGCAATGTATCAGCAGGAATTAATAATTCAGCTGCAGACGTTGTTTTTGCAGGAAGAGCTAGATTGCAAGGTTTAAACTTAGTTTGTTCTGGAAATGCTGGAAACATTGATTTCTTAACAACATCTCCAACAGGAACAAGTTTATTTAAACTTGGATCTGTAGGTTCAGCTACAACAACTAGAGATATAACCATTCCTGATAATGGATTGTTATTTACTGATGGTATTTATATTCAGTATACGCAAAGCACCTTTGGTACTATGACAACTTTCTATGCATAATGCCTACTCGTCAAAAGCCAATAAGGCGAACAACCGCAGGTAAAAAGGCTAATTACCGCCCTACTAAAAGTGGGGCTGGTATGACTAAGAAAGGTGTTGCTGCTCATAATAGAGCCAATCCAGGATCTAAACTTAAACCCGCTGTAACAGGAACAGTAAAAAAAGGCAGTAAAGCAGCTAAAAGGCGTAAGTCTTATTGTGCTAGATCAGCCGGACAGATGAAGAAGTTTCCTAAAGCAGCTAAGAACCCTAACTCAAGATTACGTCAAGCACGTAAAAGGTGGAAATGTTAAATGGCTAAAGCAAAAAGTGGCGGTAAAATTTGTCCTAAAGGAGTATCTTGGGCAAAAAAAAGATTTAAGTGGCCAAGCGCATACGCAAGCATGGCAGCATCTAAGTATTGTAAGGATCCAAACTATGGAAAAAAGTCTAAAGCAAAGAAAATGAAAAATGGTGGCCTTGTTAAGATTAAAGGACAAGGCATCGTAATGAAAGAGAGACTTAGGTAATGGGACAACTAAAACAATGGCGTACCCAAGACTGGGTTCGTATTGGAACTGATGGATCTATTTTAGGATCATGTGGTACTAGCAAAAATAAGAATAATCCAGATAGGTGCTTACCTAGGGCAAAAGCAGAAAGTTTAACAAAAAGTGAACGCGCAGCAACAGCCTCTGTTAAAAAGAAAGAAGGTGCAAAAGGCAAACAGTTTGTACCTAATACTAAAAAAGCTAAAGTTAAATTAAAAAATGGTGGAGAGGTAAGAAGAATTGCAAGAGGTTGTGGTAAAGTTATGTCTAACAGAAGAAAAAGAACTAAATATTCTTAGGAGTAAATATGTATAAAAAAACGAAAGGCTACAGTAGTGGCGGTAAAATGAAATCCAAAGGTATGAAAATGGGTGGCATGATGAAGTCTAAAGGCATGAAAAAAGGCGGAGTTGCTATGAAATCCAAAGGCATGAAAAAGGGTGGAGTTGCTATGAAGTCTAAAGGAATGAAAAAAGGCGGAATGATGAAATCTAAAGGATACAAGAAAGGTGGAATGATGAAGTCTAAAGGTATGAAGGTGGGTGGAATGATGAAATCCAAGGGGTACAAGAAAGGCGGAAAAGTAGTTTAAGGTGGCTTATTTGCAAAGTAATATCCCACATTTTAAATGCTGGGTTAGGAGAGAGTACACGCATAACCACGAAAAATACCACGGGGAGTTCTTACACGCTATGGTAGTAGCTGTAACAACAATGCCCTGTAGATGTTTAAGTTTCCAGGTTATCTTTACAGGCATAGAAGCTGAAGGTGAAGAAGAAGATACTGCTCATGGTGGAGCTATGTGGGCTAGAATGCCTATCACTGCTTTAGTAGGAGATACTCCTTTTGAAGAATGGCCTGAACCAATGGCAGTTCATGATGCTCAACCTTGGGATTGTTCATCACATAATCATGCAGTTTACGTCATAGATAGAGCCACACCATGCCCTTGGATGGCTAAGATAGATGGTAACTTTTATCCGGCTAAATATATGTTTACAGTAGATTATTCAGAGAATGAAATAGCTGATGATCCTGCTCAACATAAACAAAGTCATGTACTAGAATTATTAGATGCTGGACCCTGGACAGGCAATATAGTTGCACTACCTAATAACAGAGTCAGGGTTACACACCCGGCTTGGTTTGAAACAGGTACAGGTGCACCAGACTTTAAACCATCTGCTCATATACACTATTCTAAATCTGATTTAGACTATACGTTGGACGTGAACAGAATTTTTGATAATCTATATGCGGAGGATGAATAATGGCTGAATTATCAATTGCACAAAAAAGAAAACTCGTTAAAGAATTAAAAGGAGCTTCAAGGCTTCATCTAAAACAAGCAAAACAAATAGAAAGATCTCTTAAAAAGAAAAAATAATGGCAACATCAGACAGTACAGATTTTGAACCAAATGTAGCTGAGTTTGTAGAAGAAGCATTTGAAAGATGTGGTCTTGAACTTAGAACTGGTTACGATCTAAAGACAGCAAAAAGATCTATAAACCTTATGTTAGCAGAATGGGCTAACAGAGGTCTTAATCAATGGACTGTAGAACAGGCAACTCAAACTGTTACTGAATCACAGAATGACTATACATTAACCTCTAACGTTATTGATATTCTTGATTGTTCTATAAGAAGAACTACTAATGGAACTGAACTAGATCTACAAATGTCTAGAGTTAGTAGAAGTGAATACTTAAACATTCCTACTAAATCAACTAAATCTAGACCATCTCAGTTTTTTCTTGATAAGTTGAATACACCTGTATTAAAGATATGGCCTTCTCCAGAAAACAGCACAGACGTATTAGTCTTCAATAAGCTTGTAAGAATGGATGATGCTGACAAAGCAACCAATACTATGGATATGCCTTTTAGATTTTATCCTTGCTTCGCAGCTGGACTTGCATACTACATAGCAATTAAGAAAGCTCCGGATAGAGTGGTAATGTTAAAACAAATGTACGAAGAAGAGTTTGAAAGAGCCTTAAGTCAAGATGAAGATAGAGCTTCTTTTAGAATTGCTCCATATAGAACAGGTCCTTAATTATGGCGTATGCACTTGGTAAATATGCAAAAGCCATTTGTGATAGATGTGGCTTTGAATATAAGCTTTCTGCATTAAAAGAAGAATGGAATGGTTTAAAGACATGTCCTGAATGTTTTGAAACTAAACATCCTCAACTAGAACCATTACCTCATGTAATGGACCCAGAGGCTTTATACAAACCTAGACCAAGCCAAGACTTCGGTATTGGTGAGGGTTTTGTTGTTGTAATCTATACTAATATAGAAAAAGGCAACTCTATGGATCCTAATATTATTGGATCTAATTTTGTAGTAGATGAAATGACAGGCTCAGTTGGAGAGGTTACAATCACATTATGACATTAGCTGAATTAAAAACACTCATACAAAACTATGTAGAAAACGAAGAGACAACTTTTGTTAATACATTAAACGATATGATTATTAATACTGAAGAAAGAATCTCTGAGTTAATTCAATTTGATTATTTTAGAAAAAATGTAACTGGTAGTTTAACAACCGGAAATACTTATCTTACAGCTCCTTCAGATTTTAAACTTAGTTTTTCTTTAGCTGTCATAGATAGTAATAACGATTATCACTACTTAGATAAAAAACATACTAGCTTCATGCGTGAATATTCTAATGACGCAGTTGCTACCTCAGAAAGAGGAAGACCTTTATATTATGCAGACTTTGATAAAGAGTTATCTACTGGAAGCGACAATGGATCTACCTTAATAGTTTCACCTGTTCCAGATCAAGATTACAACGTAGAACTGCATTATCTATATGAACCATCTAGTTTAACTTCACAGACAAACGGAACCTGGATTTCTAAAAATGCTCGTAACGCATTGTTATATGGTTGTTTGATAGAAGCATCTACATTTATGAAAGGTGAACCAGAGATTCAAGTATTGTATGAAACAAGGTTTGGTCAAGAGATTCAAAGATTAAAGAACATGGCTGAAGCCAGAGGAAGAAAAGACGAATACAGATACGATTCACTTAGAACTAACGTTACTTAAAGAGAGAGAGAAACATGGAGAGAATTGAAAGCCTAGAAGGCAAGAGCGTAGCTATTGTAGGGCTGGGCAAAAGTTGGCACGATTATAATTTAGCTAAATCACATGGGGCACACTTCGATGAAGTATGGGCTATTAACGGAGTTGGATCTGTTATATATCATGACAGAGTATTTATGATGGATCCCCCCGGTAGGTTTCTAGATACAGATGATGCCGGTGGCCAAACTGATGGCGTAACACAAATATTGTTAAATGGTGAAACTCCTATCTACACATGCATGCTAGATGACAGATGTAAGAATCTAGTTGAGTACCCAATCAATGAAATACTAGAAGAATTTAACTGTTCCTATATAAACAATACAGTAGCTTACGCAATCGCTTTTGCTTTGTGGAACAAGGTATCCACATTAAAACTATTTGGAATAGACTTTAGTTATAAAGGTAATTTGCATTTTGCAGAATCTGGTAGAGCTTGTTGTGAGTTTTGGCTATCTAAAGCTATGCATCTAGGCGTTGAGGTTGAAGTTGCAAAAACAAGTGCACTACTAGATACAGACGTAATTGCAGAAGAAAAGCTATACGGATATCATAGGCTCCAGGATCCTTTGGTAATAATGTCAGACGGTAAAGGCTTTATGACCTCTATGAAAAGAAGCGAAGCTATAGCAATGCAAGAACAAGAACAAGAAAGAGAACCTATTTTAATTGATAGAAACGACAATCATCTAGAACCAAAAGTTGGTGAGCCAAAGAAATGGTAGATAAACTTACTCCAGATGGTATTCCAGAGTTAGGTTTAGTAGAAATAGCAACAACAAATTTTGGAGGACACCCTCCAGAATTCTGGGCAAAACAATTAACAGAAAAAATAGTCGGTTATTCAGAAGACAGTGCTCCTCATATAAAAGATCAGGCAAAAGCCTATCAAGATTTAATTTATAAAGTGTGTTTGATTTACTTGAATAATGCTATAAAATCATATAAGGCATCTCTAATTCAAGAATTGATACAAGGAGATTCCGAGGATTTAGCAAAAATAATAAAAGGTATTTGAAATGGCAATAACATCAACATTAACTACCAGCTTCAAGAAAGAACTTCTTACAGCTACTCATAATTTTGCCACTAACGGCAATGCTTTTAAGTTAGCTCTATATACAAGTTCAGCTACATTAGGTGCAGCAACAACTGCATTTACAACAACTGGGCAAGCAAGTGGTACTAACTATACTTCAGGCGGAAACGCTTTGACTAAAGTTGCACCTACAAGTTCTGGAACTACAGGGTTTACAGACTTTGCAGATCTAACTTTTGGTACAGCAACTATTACTGCTAGAGGTTGTATGATTTATAACGACACTAATAGTGATAAATCAGTAGCTACAATTGATTTTGGTGGAGACAAAACATCTACCGCAGGAGACTTTACAATTGTATTTCCAGCAGCTGCAGCAAGCACAGCGATCATTAGAATCGCTTAACGAGGCCTTAAATGGCTAATATCAACGGTTGGGGTCGAGGAACCTGGGGACAACTAACCTTTGGTGAACCTTTACCAGTAACACTTACAGCACCAGGTGCTGGAACTTCAGCATTAGGTACAGTCGCTGTAGACGCAGAGGCTAATGTAACCCCGGCTTCTCAAGTAGGAACAACAGGCGCACCAGTTGCTGGTGTTAACGCTCAAGCAATTGCCACCATAGAAGGCGCAGTAGGGACTGTAGGAAGCCTTTCTGTAGCAGTAGATGGTGAGGCTATCGTAACGCTTACTGGATCAGGGACTGTAGGTACAAGTGCTGTAGGTACAGCAACTACCGTATCAAATAACAATTTATCTGTTACACTAAATGCTGCTACTGGATCTGTAGGATCTTTAACAACAGATGCAGAGGCAAACGTTTTCCCTGTAGGGCAAAGCGCAACAGGATTAGTAGGAACAGTTTTGATATGGTCCCGTATTGATGAAACTCAAACTCCAAACTATACTACTATAACAAATACACAAACTCCCAATTGGGAAGAAGTTGCGTAATAAAAACGAGGTGAAGAATGGCAAGTTCATATGTAAATGATTTAAGATTAAACGAGATGGCTACCGGGGATGCTAGTGGCACCTGGGGCGATACGACGAATACAAATTTGGAGCTGATTGGTGAAGCTCTAGGGTATGGAACAGAAGGTATCACTACCAACGCAGACACCCACACCACAACAGTAGCAGATGGAGCAACTGACCCCGGTAGAGCAATGTACATTGAATACACAGGTACATTAGACTCAGCTTGCACAATTACAATAGCTCCTAATACTGTAAATAGAATGCACTTTATCGAAAATGGTACAAGTGGTTCTCAAAACATAATAATTTCACAAGGCTCTGGAGCCAATATAACAATACCACCCGGTGATACTAAAGCAGTTTACCTAGATGGAGCTGGTAGTGGAGCTGCGGTAGTAGATGCTTTTGCCAGTCTTTCTGTTATAGATTTAAAAGTACAAGACGATTTAACAGTTACAGATGATATGACTGTAGGCGGTACTTTAGGGGTTACAGGAACAGTTACTTTAGCTGGTGACATAGACTTAGCTGGAGGTATAGACGTAGATGGTACATCCAACCTTGACATAGTAGATATAGATGGTGCGGTTGATATGGCAACAACTGCTGCTATAGGTACTTTTTTAACTTTTGGTGGTGGTGTAGCAACAGATACGGGAATTAAA